CCCAATCCTTTGCTTGAATAACCACAAACAAGCACTAATATTTATCAACCAATAATACTCTCTCTCCACTCTTCGCTCATATTCACCATAATTGCTTCTGCTGCTTCTGGTGTTTCAGCATATCCTTCATCAAGTAAGTGTGAGAGGATAATATCGTAAAGGTCAAAGTTTTCTCCAATCTCACCCATCGCTTGTTGCTTACGAAGTTTCTTAGGATTTTTGGTTACTGTTCCAGAACCTTCTGTATGTTTTTTATATTTTGGATCATAAGGAGAAAGTCGTCTAGATCTTGTTGCTGCTGCTTCTCTGTTTCTGTCTCTATCCGATTGAGTCATTCCAGTTCTCATATGCCCACCAGCACCAAAAGTACCTCCCCCCTTATGTCCAAGAGATTGATGTCGTTTTATAGTTTCTGGTTCTTCTTCTCTTGATCGTGCTTTATTTTTAAGTTTCCTATACATCTCCTGTCTTTCGGGAGTTTGTCCCTTTTTTTGCCTTTCAAGTTTTGCTGCTCTATCAGCAACATCTCCTGAGGCACCCTCAACAACTTCCATATATGCTTCTTGAAGACTACGAAATTCTTGCGCGTCCATTTTTAATAATACTTTTTAGGTATTTATAAAATACAAGAAACGAAAAAAAGAGGTATCGGCAAAACCGAACCTCTTTTTAGGGTGTTCCGACTTTTGTAGAGTGCCGCACGAATGGCACACTACTATTTATTCGGTTTCTACTGCTTTTCCTTTCTTACCAATATTATACTTCTGTTCTAAAATCCAATCTCCCTTATCCTTATAAGCAAGGACTTTGATTTGATTCAGGGGAGCAATATCATTTACAGAATCTGGTTTAATAACTGTAATTAGACCCCAATCAGCAAGAAGACGGACGATTCTATTTCTTCTCTGCACATCATTAACAGTAAGATTGGCATGTTTACCATCAAGAGCAAATAATTCTTTAAAGTGAACAATATAATACCTACCTTGCTTATGTAAAATATGGCAAGACTGATAGAGTTTTTTCTCCTTACGTGAAGCAACTCCGATACGGGTCAGGGTTTCACGAACTTTAAGGAAGTCGTCAGGTTCATTAAGAATTACTTCTACCATTTGGTCCTGAGACCATTCAACAGTAGGTTCTACCGTAGTAGTCATTTTTTTCCTCCAATATCAAGTCGTTTTTTGATGAAAGTTAGTTGTTCTTTTGTCAGGATTTTCAGTGCTTGAGATGCTTTTTCATTACTATAACCATAGTATTGTTTAACACATTCTAAGTCTGTAACCTTATCCTTTCGGAGCCAGGGAGAAAATCTCTTCTTTTTCCTCAAACTATTTAGATAAAACGAATATTGCATATCCTTGGAAAGATGATGATGCATATTCATTTCATTAGAAAAAAGAACACAATCAATGTGACCAGATAAACACCTATTAATAATAAAAGGTGGATATGAACTAATATCTTCGGATAAATCTTCTTTTGTAAAATTAATTGAGTTGAGCCAATCTTTGAGTTCCATAATTAAATAGCAGCAATTCTTTTCTATCTTTTTGCTCTCGCATATATTCACCAACAGAACGCATCGTATAAGTCAAATCAAACTCGGCAGCGTTCCAATCTTTAAATCGGTCTTTTACGAGTTGGTCTGAGTTATAACTAATCAATTGATGCATATTAACACGAAAATCACAATCAGCAGCAAACTTATCATGATCGAATCCTTTGTGCATTGATCCCTTACGCCCATAGAGATTATCCTTAATATCATAAGGAGGATCGAGATACACAAAAGCAGTAGTGTCTCCATCCAAAAGATAATCGTATGAATAGTTAGTTATACGCCAATGCTTAATTATCTTAGAATACTCAGGCAGTTTTTCAATCCCACGCAAACTGAAGTTGTTGTTGGATGCCTGTGGTGAAAATGATGAACTCTCCGTGAGACCACTGAAACTACACTTATTGACAACATAGAAAGCCACAGCACGATCAATGCTTGGCAAATCCTTGTCATTTACTTGCTCCTTTGCTTTAAGAAAAAGTTCTTTTGCCAGGACCGGAGTATTATTTGTCGTCTTAAGATCTACAAGTTTATCTTTAATATCCACCCCAAACATCTGGAGTTGTTGCCAGAAGTTTACAAGAGGTTCATATAAATCATTCACCCAAATATCTAGGTTAGGATACTTCTTTGTGATATAAATCGCAACACTTCCACCACCAAGAAATGGTTCACGGAACTCACGATAATCACGAAGGTCTGGAAAGTATGGTCCCATCTTTTCACATGCGCGGGATTTACCACCAGGATATCTTAGAGGTGTTTTAAGAGATTTCATTCTACAATACACCTCACAGATATTTGAGTTGTTTTAGTTGCTTCTGCCATCTCACGATATCCAGATCCAACATAAATTTGACCCCCAACTACAGCAACTGCCATAGCACCCCAAAAGATGTAATACCATTTAGATTTTACTTGATGTTGCTTATTTTCCATTTTCACAACACCAATTTTTTCTCGTCTGGAGTAATGAGTTTACTTCCATAAATCTCATTATATTTTTTCTTAACTCCAGAATCAACTTCTGCAATATAGACAATATGATTCCTAGAAACAATAAGTTCAGGATTATCTTTATCAATAACTGTAGCCCAAGGAGCAAATCCAACGCTTTGTCCTGTAGGAAGAACTACTAGACCATTCTTTACGGTTACAAAGCTATCATCTTCAGAAATAACTTCTGCGATGATTTCTTCGCCAGTTAAAATACGAAACAGTTTTACATTAATCATTTGAATTCACACTCCACCATAATTTCAGTAAGGGCAGCAAGAAGATTTATTTCCTGGTCAGCAACGAACGCACATTGGTATTGATACTTAGCAATAACAAGAACGGCAGCAGGGATAGATGCGGGAACAAGGCAATCGTAAGCGGCGTCATAAACCCTGCGAAGAAGACTAGAAGCATCGTTGTCCAGGTTGGAGACCACCCACTTTCTGACTTCAGGAAAGTTTTTATCTTTGAGGTTTTTAATAAGTTCATTTACAGAGATGTCTGAGAAAGATGCAAGAATGCCCGAGTCAATTTTTCCTCCTGTAGAATACCTCTGGCATTCGTTGAGGACCCTACGAAAATCTGGGAAGTGTTTTGTAACCAATTCTGCAACGACTTTTTCATCATACTCAATCCTTTCAGAATCCAAGATTGATTGAAGTCGTTGAAAGAAACTTCCCGCAAGTTGAACTCTTTGCTTCCCTTTGATGGTGAAGTCGATGACGGCACATCGGGAGTGAAGAGGTTCGATAATCTTGTTCTTGTAGTTACAGGTGAAGATGAATCGACAGTTGTTATAAAATGCCTCAATATTCGCCCGTAGTAGGAGTTGAACATCGTTGCCCGTGTTGTCAGCTTCGTCAATGATGATGACTTTGTGTTTAGAAGATCCCGTAAGTGAGACGGTCGAAGCGAAGTTTTTCGCTTGGTTCCGTACAGTATCCAGGAAACGCCCTTCGTCGGATCCGTTGATGACATAATAGTCTGCCCCCAATTCATTACATAATGCTTTTGCGATGGTGGTTTTACCAATACCAGGAGGTCCTGCTAGAAGGAGATTAGGAATCTCACCTTTTGCCACAAACTCCTTAAATGTTTTTTTAGTTTCATCAGGAAGAATACAATCCTCAATTACTTGAGGACGGTATCGTTCCACGAAAAGGAAATCACTGCTCATAATTAAATCCACGAAGGTCGTCTTTCGGGCATACGAAGATAGTTATCAGCAACCCAAGGTTTGGATGCAATATATCTTTTGTATGCTTCAAATGTATCAATGGTGTCGTCAAACTTCCATTCCTCAGGCATAGCACGAGCAAATGGAGTCACCTCCGTAATCTTACCCTTGGGAAACAAATAGTATGCATCCACAAGGGTTTTATAACAGGAGTGAGTTTTATTATACCGCAGGCAGTATTCATCAGACAAGTTCAATCCCCACTTGATTAACCAGTAGGCATTATGGATACTCTCCATAGCCCACTTTGTGCAGGGGTGATTGCGGAATGCTCCTTTCTCGGTCTTGTAGGGGGTTCCATCTGCCTTAGGGAGGGTGCCATACCCATATCCCCACTTATCAGATGCCACGATAGAAAGCATCTGACAACACTCTAATGGCATCTTAACAATATGTTTATCGGGGAGACAGATAGCACTTTCAGCAGGCCATGGTGATGTAACAAATATATTCATAATCAAAAACAATACTTTTGAAGTACGTAATTCACTTTATCTGGTTTATCTTCCATCCAGAATGCTTCATGTTCCATTTGTTCGGAAGCATTAGATAATCCAACAGATTTTTGAACATCTTGAAGTTTTTCTGGCAAAAGTGACATATCTTTTAATGAAATATAAAATGGTTTATAACCATTACACATATGGGCAATATGTGTTGCTTCATGATAAACCGTTTCATTTACATAATGTTTTAGATCATAACCACCTTCTTTAATATTTTTGGTGCAAATAACCAATTTATCAAAGTCACTATAACCAAAATAATTTTTATCTCTACAATATCCAATATTTTCTTTAACTGGATAACCTGCTTTGATTACATTATTAATAATTTTATTGGCAGTAGGTGTGAGATAAAGAAGAAATTCCATCAACCAAAAGTAGAATCGGGTTCCAAAGCAATATAATAGGTCACATCAAATCCAGTATTCTTGAATCGTGACAAAAGTTTGGAAGAAATTACAACTTCATAAGCACCAGGAATAATCTTGATGTTTTCTACCTTAAAGTTGAATGTGAACACTTCATCAGTTTCACCAACAACAACAGAAAAATCATTGGAGGTATCGTTCTTCTTATCACGAACAACCAGTTTCACCACACCTGCTTCGCCAACCACAGACAAGTCAGGAAGTTGATACACAGCAGCAGCTTTAAGGAGTTTATCAAGTTCCTTGGTATCAAGAATGAAACAAACATCTTCGGAAGGAAGAGAAATAGATTTATCGGGAGGAGTAACGATTACATTAGGGTCTGCAAAGAAATACTTAGAACGAGACCGACCTTCCTTAATAACTACATAACCATCATTCTGGAAATCAAGTTCAGCATTCTGATGAAGATTGAGACCATTCAGAAATTGATTGAGATCGTAGATACCAAAATCTTTGGGAAGTTCTTCTTCGATTGTTGCTTCCGCGAGAATATTCTTCATTACAGAAATAGTACGAAGATTATTTCCTTCTTTAAACAGAATAGACTGGTTAATAGAAGAGAAGTTCTTGAGGAGCGTGAGAGTTTTATCAGAGAGTTTCATAATAATCAGCGAAATTCAGAGAGACCGTTATCTTTACGAGTGTAGTGTCCATCAAAGTGGAGCAGAAGCATAGCATAGTGAATCACTTTAAGCAAATCACGCTTATTGCGTCCATCCTTGTCACCGTAGCGACTACCATACTTAATGATGTTTGCTTGACAGAACCCAGCAGCAAGTTCTTTTGCTGCCATTAGGTCAATTGTCTGAACATCTTTGTAATCTTGTTCATGACCACAGTAGTGACTACCATAAGTGCTGGTTACATAGTCTTGAATATCTTTCAGAATTTTATCTTCATTGTATTTCCAAAGATGATTAGTAGGTTCGTTCATATTCAAATGCTTTTTTGTGAGTTCAATAATATCTTCACCATCTCTATAAAGAGTGAAGTTGTTGTAAGGATACTTGTCCATAATTAAGAAAAGGGAAGGCACAATTACCTTCCCCAATTATATCAAACAGACTGGTATGTGTCAATGGACTCTTCAACAGGCATCTGGAAGTCAGCATCCACTTTGTCATAAAGTTCAAGGAATGCTTGCTTGGTTTCATCATCAAAGCGGTTCACACACACTTGGATTGCCTTTGCCTTGTCTTGGAAGATGCTGTAAGCACGGATGATGTGAACCAGACGGCGGGTGCTGATGATTTCCTCAATACCACCATCGTAGAAGGTCTTGCGGATGATATCTGCCCAGTCAACCAGGCGCTTGCAGAAATCACGGTCTTCCACGCCAAGGTCCAGAGCGATGCCTTCCAGAATCTTCTGCTCAGTAGCAGGAGCAGGGTAGGACTGCTCAAAGGTCACAGGGAAACGCTCTAGGAACGCTTCGTTGAGCACATTGGTGCCAATGAAACGTCCGTCATCAGAACCCTTACCCTTAGTATTAGCGGTGGCAATCACATTAAAACCAGCGGCAGGTTTTACCCAGCGACCAATCTTTTTCAGGAAAACACCTTTACCTTCGAGAATAGATTGCAAACAAAGAATCTTGTTAGAAGCAAGGTCAATCTCATCCAACAGAAGAATAGCACCACGCTCAAGTGCTTCAATCACGGGACCGTTGTGCCAAGCAGTATTCCCATCAACAAGACGGAAACCCCCAATAAGATCGTCTTCATCAGTCTCAATAGTGATATTGACGCGAATCAGTTCACGCTTAAGTTGAGCACACGCTTGCTCAACAGAGAACGTTTTACCGTTACCCGAAAGACCCGTAATAAACGTAGGATAAAAGAGACGGGACTGAATAATTTTTTTAACATCAGCAAAGTTACCAAACTTGACGAAGGTATCATCTTTATCGGGAATAAGGTTTTGTTCCACAGCAGGAATCGCAGCAGGTGCTTGGAAAGTGCGTTCAATTTCTTTTACTTTTTGTTGCGTAACTTCAAGATTCCATTTACCACGACCCACTTTAAATTGGTCAAGTTTTTTTGTAACAGTTTGATAGTTAGCATCGTTCAGATTACACCAAGCACGAATATCAGCACCAGTGATAGTGCTACCATACAGGTTTTGAAGAGAAGTGCGGATGTAGTCAGAGGAGAGTGCCATTTGTTTGCTTTGTTTCAACATAGTCATTATAGACCAAAAAGGGGTCCTCTTGGGACCCCAGTGGTCAGTTCTCCAATTGGTTCTTGAGTTCTTTGAGATACTCTTCGCTGGCAATATGTCCAGTATATCCTGGATAGTATTTATTAACTAAAGAAGGAATACCAATAGCAGTTGTGCTGCTATTGCATTTAATCCATACTTCTTTAGTATCATATTTTACTACATGTTCAAATGGAAATTTAGTTTTCATTTTTTATTTCGTTCTTCTTGTTTACGCTTTGCAAATTGCATATAAGTTTCACCTGGTTTTAGGCGATTACTATAATCTTGTTTTGTTTGTGCAGATGTATTTTGACCTCTGTTTTCTCGAGCTCTCATCTTGTTGCCAGCGCCACTAATAGCAGCATCTTTTTTGGGATCTGGATGCCACCAGTCACCCGCCTCACTCATATTCTGTTCATAAGTAAATGTCTTGTTTTTAACTTTAGTATCAAACTCACCAGTTCTACCTGGATTCATTTTACCGACTTTAACACGCTTACCCTCTCCTGGCCAAGACTTATTAGTTCCCACCAGTTGAGCAGAACCCTTTGGTTTTTTTTGAATTAAGACAGAATCTTGATTATATTTTTTACCAAGTTTAGTGATTGCTTTTTTGAACTTTTTCTTACCCATTTTACCAGAAGAAACTACATGTGATTTCTCACCTACTTTTTTTTCTTGAGGAGTTCCTGGGTTTTCAGTATATCTACCAGATACCTTAGTAGGTCCTGGAAGACCAGCACCTCTAATATCTTTCTCCAATTGTTTTGAACGCGCTTTATTTTCTTTCTTTGATTTATCGCCTCTTTGGGCAGACATAATTGCCATACCACCTTTTTCTGATTTTGAGCGAACTCTATTCAAAGATGTTTCTTGAATAGAGTAACACTCTACCACAAATTCTTGGAATGTTTTCATGCTACCAAAGAAATAAATTCTCCTAATACTTTTTTATTTAGTTTTTTAGTCTTCAAAGATTTCACAAAAGCAGATTTGATTTGAGATTTGGTTGCATCTTCAGCAATTTCAAATTCAGTATCTTGAGAAAGTGCGGTTGCAGACATTCCAAAGTATGCATCATATCCAGAGTTAGTAATAGTGAAACTCTTCAGTTTTTTCCAATCACTCAGGATTTTATCATACACCTTACCATCATTGATAGAGTGATAAAGACCAATAAACCGACTTGCATTGCGACTTTCAAGAACACGAATACCAATAAAGTTTGTATTAGAAAACTTATCTTTCAAGTTCCTGAGAAGAGCATCAGTAAACTCATGATAACCATATCCAATCTTATAGGTAGTTCCAAGTTTGCGGTCACGCAGGAAGGTTAGTTCTGGATTAATATATCCAGTTCCAAGAAATGGTTTCTTTTCCCACTGGCGTTTGACTTCTTTGTGATAAACAAGTTGATTTGCCTCACCATCAGTCAAAACAATACACTGCACCTTCTGAAGTTTATTTTCTTTTTGAAACTTAGGAAGAATTTGGTTAAGAGTAATCAGTGCCTCATTTAGAGGAGTTCCAGAAAGACAAAGACGACTCGGATAGGTATAAGAAGAACTATAAGTCCTACCAAAACAATAAGCAAGACGCCAAATGTTGAGCATTTGATTCTCAAGAACTTTACCAGAAACTTTACTAGTAAGAATGTTCATCATCGAGAAAGTTTCATCTACAACCAGAAGACCATCTTTCTTTTGATAATGTGGAGTACGGTCTGCAGCGAGATAACGATCATTCTCATAATCATACTCACCGCGACGCCACTCACTAGTAAAAGCATAAACCTCAAAAGGAATGGAAACTTTCTTACAAAACCAAACAATGTTAAAGAGTTGTTTACAAGTATCAAGCATCACATCGCACATAGAACCACTCCAGTCCAACACAAATACCAGACCATGATTTTTGCCATCAGGAATCACAGATACTTTCTTGAACAAGTCTTCATTGTACTTGTAAGTATGAAGACGAGTTGTATCGAGAATACCAGTGCGAGCAGTTGATGCACGAGCATACTGGTCTGCTGCCTTACGGCACTCAAATTCTTTTACAAGGTAATTGACTTCTTTTTGGGCAGAAGACTTGAACTTCTTGAACTCAGTATCAGATTCTTTATAAAGATTTACTGGAGTATATCCCTTTTCTTGTGCGTGTTCATTATGAATTTTTTGTTGATGAGCAAAAGAATCATCAATATCTTTATGAACTTCAGAGTTCTTACCAATAACAGTATCAAGATTTACTTGAGGAACCTCAATATAAACATTTTCATATCCATCGTTACCCACAAGGTCACGAATCTTATCTTCCAAAGACTCTGCAGTGCGAACTTCAGGTTCTTCTTTTTCCCCAGAAGATTTTACAGGAGTTTCATCACCTTGAGCAGTGCCGCCATAGGACTCAGAAGACTCTTTTTTGGAGGAGTTATCACTCTCACCTTCTTGCTCAGAAGAGGAGTCATTAGTCTCTACAAAATCGCTTGCAGGAGACTGCGAGTTCCCTTGAGTTTCTTGCGAATCAAAGTCAGCAACCTTCTGCTGTTGTTCCTTTTCTTTTTTACAATACTTATAAAGTTCTTCAGCAGCAATCAATGTATCTGCAAAACTTTCACAAGCATCAATGATATTAATGATTTCTTTTTCCTCTGGAGCAAAATCAAGAGTCAAAAAGTTACCAACTTTAAAATAAAGGTTAGCACGATCGGCAAGATTAAAAGTAGAAATATCTTCTTCTTTAAGTTGAAAGAAATCTTCTTCGTTCAGTTCCTTATAACCATTGAAGAAAGTCTTAGCAAGTCCAGCATACTTACGCTTCATCAGTTTCTCAATGCGGGCATCTTCTACCACATTCACAAACTGCTGAGGAACCTTTGCAGTCTCAGTCCAATCTTCATCAGGAGTGAAGAGAGCATGACCCACCTCATGACCCACCAGAAGGTCATACACAAGACCACTTGCCTTTTCCCACAAAGGAAGGGTGAGAACACGAGTATGAACATTGAAGCACGCTGTAGGAACTTTCTTGTGCTCCACTACAAGGTCTTCAGTGGCAAGCAGTTTGGCAAGTTGGGATTTGATTTCGTGAGAGACTGCCATTGGATTTGTTTCGTATGAGACCATCATAAAACGAAAGGTCGCCTTTTGGGCGACCCATGTGACGCTTTTTGAACTGGGCGAGTCGTGCTTTCGCTTGCCTCAGTGCTTGCGGTTTAAGTTTTCGTTTCTGTTCTTTCTTGGAATGGTGCTTCCAGTTTGGGACTTGCATTGTTCTTGAGTGGTTCAGACCACCATACGCGAAAAACCTTTTACTTTCTCAAACTTTATGACACTTTCAAATCTGTCCTCAAGACCTGTCTTATGAGAGATAACAAAAATGTTTGCGTCTTTAATCACATAACGAATAATCTTAAGGAACTCTTCAGTTCCAAATCCATCAAGTGAAGAATCAAACACCTCATCCATAATCAAAAGATTTGTATTGACGGAGTTCTTCATTCTTGCAACTTCTCTCCATGTGAAGAGTAGAGCAAGGTCAATTCTCATTTTCTCTCCTTCACTAAAGGAAGCATAAGAGAAATCTTCGTGAATAGGTGACTGGACGGTTTCGTTAAACTCCTCATCAAGTGTAAAGTTAATGTAGAAGTCCATCATCTGCAAATAGCGATTAACTTGCTGATTGATGAGAGGCAAATACTTCTTGATGATTTTGGATTTTACTCCACCGTCTTTAAGTAAACTATACGAAAAATCGTAATAGTTGATTGTGTCTTTTTTAGAAGCGAGGTCGTCGTATGTAGTTTTTAAGTTGTCTCTGAAGGATTCTAACTTCTCATGTTCAGAATTTCGGTTTGCAAGGTTCTCGGTAAGAACTTGAATTTCTGATTCAAGATTTCGGATTTGTCTCCGCAATCCATTAATCTTAATATTGTTTTGAGAAATGCCATTCGTTAATTTTGAAATCTCCTTCGACAGAGTATTGAATTGACGCTCTCGCTCCTCTTCCTCTTTAATTGCCTCCTCTAGTTCTTTATACCCAGATTGCAACTCCTTTGCTTTAGATTGAGCGTCGTTAATTCTATTTATTCTGAAGGTCTCTTCAATGGATTGAGTGCAGGTGGGGCATACCGTATTCTCTGTGAAGAACTTATGCTCTTTAGTAATGGTAGATACTTTTTGTGAGATTTTACCTTTCAAGTTTCCCAACTTACGAAGTTTATCAGCATATCCAACTAACTTATCTTGCTCTCTAATATACTCATAAAGAGGTTCTTCTAAAGAACCATTTTCATCCATATGTTGTTGAATTTCTTTATCTAAATCGGAAATTTTCCGATTATTGTTATCAATACTTTCTTTTCCGCGATTCTCAAGTTCTTCGATAAACTCTTGTTGCATCTTAACCTTATCGAGCAAAGATTCTTTCTTTAAGTCAAGAACTTTAATATCTTCTTTTGCCTGACGAATCTTTTCTTTAATTACCGCGTTCATTGAAGAGAAAATCTTAATATCAAGAAGATCTTCAATCACTTCACGACGATGAGCAGCAGAAAGTTGCATGAAAGGAACAAAAGTACTGGAACCCAAAATTACAATTTGAGTAAAAGACTTGTAGTTCATTTTAAGAACAGTCTGTTCAAACCACTTTTGTTGGTCTAGAGCAGCTGAAGACTGGTCTAAAGGAGTATCATTTCTCCAAATCTCAAACAGTGCCGGTTTTATTCCTCTTACAACTTTCCAATCAGTGTTTCCAATTGAAAACTCAACTTCAACTCTACAATCCTTCTCATTTACAGAGTTGATTAGTTGTGGTTTATTAATCTTACGAAATGGTTTTCCAAATAAAGAAAATGTAAGTGCATCCAAAACGGTGCTTTTTCCAGCTCCGTTTGTGCCGACGATTAGATTAGTTTTATTTTCAGTAAAATCAACTTCCGTATATTGATTTCCAGTACTTAAGAAGTTTTTCCATCTAATAGTTTTAAATAAAATCATGTTCAGTGTTTGGAGGAATTACAATATCATCAGGAGTAATAACAGTATACTGGTATCCATGCATTTCGCAAGTTTTTACCATTACTTCATCTTCAATTTCAATTACATGCATTTCTGGAAATCCATCTTCCTCTAGCATCATAGCATATCGAGTAGCATCATCTTCTTCCTGAAAGAGATATAAAATGTGTTCTCCTTCATCGTCAATTACAGAATATGCACCCTCAGTTTCTTTGCCATTAATTGTTAAGATAAACATTTAAATTAACTCACAAGCCTCTTGATATATTTCTTGCATCATTTTTTGAATGATTGATTTATCAAGATTTATTTCAGCCTCCTGAATATATCTATTCAGAATGGAGATAGTGTCTTCACTTTCGAATGCTTCAAACTCTACAGGTTCCTGAATATCGAAGTTCTCAATAATTTTGAGTTCTGCAATATTTGAAGCGTAAAGTTTATCAACAAATTTTTCAAACTTCTTAGTGTCTGATTTCTTACGAACAACAACTTTTACAATCTTATTTTCATACTCGCGAGTATCAAATGTTTGATAATTTGTATCCTCATAATAAATGTTATGAAACATCTTATAAGGATTATTGATTGGAGTATGTTCTAAAGTTTCTGTATCAAAGATAGTAAATCCACGAGTATCATTTACATCTGTCCAGTAAATCTCATAAGGATTTCCCAAGTAGAAAACAGTTCCATTATCAGAACGAGTGTGGTAATGACCAGAAAATACCTTAGAGAAGTCCTTAAAAAGATTTGCTTCCAGTCCATGTTCCATAATGATTTGACGGTTTACACGAAAACCTTGGAACTCAAGATGACCCATGGCAACTTTTGCCTTTGTTTTCTTAATCATTTTAAGTGACTGCTCTTCATTTTCCACGCAAATCCAAGGAAGGAGAAGAACATCAAGATTTCCAACCTTGATTTCTGTTGGTGAAGAATATGTTTGAATATTAGGATAATCTTTCAACAGAAGTTGAGGTGAATTTGTGTTGTTGGTATTTTTATAATAACTATCATGATTACCAACAATCATATGGACATGATATTTTTTGAGTGGTTCAAATACTACTCGTTTTGCCCACTCTAAACTTTGATAATCAATTGACTTTCTACTATCAAAAGCATCACCCATGTGAATAACTGTATCAATCCCGTACTGTTCCAGCGTCGGGAAAAACACATTCTTATAAAAAAGTTCAAAATAATCATGAAAAAGTTTTGAACCTTTTCTTGCACCGTAGTGAGTGTCTGTAATAATAGCGACTTTCATTCAATAACGAAGTTTGGAGTGGACACCATCTTTGATGCTATTATAATCGGAATAGTTCCCGCCGTCAATAGTGTTGTCGTCAGCAAACACTTCAGAAAATCCAGAGCGTTCAAGGATTTTGTTTTTGATTTCCAGTTGACGCTTCTCTCTTTGAATACGGCGAAGGAATGCGTAGTGAATGATTTGAGTAAAGTATGCAAAAGGATTTTGTGATTTCTCTGGATTGAAATTGTGAATGTACTGAACGCAGTTTTCAATACCGTCAGAAATCATATCTTCCTTGAACATGTAGTTCACGAAGTTTGGTTTGAAGGAAAGATGATTAGCGATCTTCAGAAAACACTCTCCAATGTAGCGAGGAATGGGAGGTTTTGGTTTATTCTGTAGAAGAGCGATTTCTTTATCTTCTCTATACTTAATGAGAGCAGCAAGAAACTCTTTGTTGTTTACGTAATGCTCTGACCTCTTTCTCTTGGTCATAACTGCTGTGGTTATCATAAGTTTTTATCATTATTATGTATAGATTATACCATTTATGCAAATGCTTGACAAGGTATCCAAATACCTGTACAATAACCTTTGTCGGGGTTGATAAGTTATATCTTAGCTATTTTTATAAAGCTTCTCTAATATCTCTTTAGCATCGTTGACATTGGCAAGGTATCCCATTCTACGATTAAGTTTTGATTGATTCGTACCATCCTTACTTGAGTGGCGGACATAGGACTGGTACATCATGATCATTTCAATATCAGAAGATTCTGAAAGAGTGAGTACGTCTTCTAGATTAATTATAAACATATCTTCTTTGGTTGTTTTCAACCATGGTTCCAGTTTATATCCAACAACACTAGTTCTATTTTTGATTTCACAAATAGTAATTGGATTTGAAATGATTAATATTGTCCTATCTTCTTCTTCGGAAGCTGCTACTTTGGCAAAGATTTCTTCGCCTGTTTTTAACTTGATTGTGCAGTAAAAATCATCTTCTATCATTTTTTCTTAAGTTGTATGGTGATTATTTCATAGTTAAAATTTTCTTCATTATAGATTTTAATTCTTTCAATGAGGTGATTCAGAGTATAATTTTTTCTTGAGTTATAAGTGCAGTCGTCTGAAATATCATAAAGTATTGCTTTTGTTTTGTTAGTTCCTTTTCTTAGTACTCTTCCAATACTTTGTAAATTTCTAATTCTTGATTTGCTTGGAGAGGCAAATATAACATTATGAAGATTTTTGATATTGATGCCAGTACTGAAAGTTCCGTAGGATGCTACGATTATGGCATTGTCTTCTCTTTCTGTAATTTCCCTAACTAATTCCCTCTCTTCAGTATCAACTCCACCATGAATAAAAAATACTTTACGATCATTTCGCTTGTTAGTATTTATCTTTTCGTATAAAATTGCACCATGAGCTTCTACTCGTGAAAACAGAACAAGAGTGTTACCTTTTAAATCTAAAGAAAGATTTGTAATAAATTTATTTCTTTGGTCATGAGATATTAAGTATTGTATCTCATCTTCATAGGTTTCAAATTTTTGTGGAGCATGTTTGAGGACAAGGCAGCGAATATCTAATTGAGAAATATGTCCTTGCTGCATCAACTCATAAGTTCTAGTAACTTTATATGAAGGTCCAAAAAGTCCTTCAAGAACCCATTTGTGTGTTTGAGTTCCATCAAGAGTTCCAGTAAAACCAAAACGATATTTTGCATGATGAAGTTTGGTCATGATATCGACAAGAGATTTGCTCTTGAATAAGTGAGCTTCATCCCCTATGATTACGCCATAATCTTCAAAGAATGGGCGTTCTAGTTTATAGATAGATTGCCAGGTAGTGATAGTGACAGAATGTTTATTTGTCTTCTCTCTACCAGAATAAATTTTGTGACAGTATGACTCAGCATCCCAACCATAGTCTTCAAAATCCTTGTACATCTGCTCTACAAGAGATGTCGTTGGAACAACTAAAAGAATTTTTTGTCCTTTATCTACATAATACCTTACAAGGGAATAAATCATTAAGGATTTACCTGAGGCTGTGGGTGATATCAGCAATTTTCTATTATGCCTTAGAGCATCGTATACTCCCTCTATTTGATAGTCTCTTGGAGAATGAGAACAAATAGATTGCATATAATCTTTTACACCTTCATATGAGATGCCCTCGTTAATTTCAAAAGGCAATCCATAGAATTTATTTTCTTTAAACTCATAGGTGTAATTATGCAGTTTTAGTTTGTCGATAATTTTATCTAACAAACCAGCATATATTTCTCCAGTATGAGTACTTAACAATCGAATCTTGCCGTCCCAGTGCCTGCTTCTATACTGGGACATGAATTTCGCAGATTCAACTTCAAAAGTAAAATATGGTTGAAGTTCGTACAAAATATGAGGTTCACAATGTAGCTTAATGTAAACCTCATTTTTCTTTTCAATGATTACATCACTCATAGCATTAATATTGCTATGATTATTTATTTACCCAAGTCCAGCGTTAAATCTCATAAATTCAATTGCATTTTTAATTTGATAAGTTCTATTTTGAATCATCTTTAGAATACTTTCAATATAAGTCAACATTGTATCGTAGTAATCAATCTTCAGGCATACTGTCGAAAGTTTTTCATCAGCATCAAGATACTTTTGCATTGTGTCTTTATCACGAATCTTTTTGGGGAATGGATTTTCTACATATACCTCTGGATCTGATTTTCCAGAATAGTATTCATATCTTTCGTGACGAATATTTCTTTTCTGTTGCTCTGCTTTTTTTCTTAAAAGAAATATTGTATTGTATAAATCAAAATATTTTGCATGAAGAACTGGAATATTTGTGGACTCTGTGTGCAAATTATCCATATCAATTTTGGAGTCCTGCTCCCACATCTTTTGAATCATATCCAGATCAAAACTCATAAGGGATTTCCACCAAGATCTACTATATTGTAAATAGTATACTTGAAAGATACGTCTGCTGTAAAGTATTGTACATCAGTTTGTGTTGCATCAAAACTTAAAGTTCCTAATGAGTATGGAAATAAATCTTTAAATGTAATTTGAAAATTTGGAATTGATGAACTTGTCAGTACTTGTAAAGTTCCATCGGAATATAATCCCATTTGTTTCTGGGATTCAATCTTTGGATTTATGAATCCGGTTTCTTGGAAATCGTAAATTTGTTCCAAACTTTCTGGATACCCAAGACCCCTCATCCAATTTTGAATTTCCATATAGTTTTGTAGATCTTCATCTACAAGAAATCTAAGAGTCAAATCTCCAAATACAATTTTATCTCCTGGGACATCAATATCTTTTAGATACGATGGTTGAGATGCAAGACCAAGAGTTATTTCTGGAATATTTGCTGAATTGCAGAAGAAAGCAACTTTCGGAGTTCTCTTTAACGTAAATTTAAATCCTGTTGGAGATAGAAAATTCCTATTCTCTGGTTGTCCAATCGTCATGGTATTTTTTAAATATTTAGATAACTCTTTCCCATCTACTGCCAGGACCATTATATTTTATAGACCTGCTTATACTACTTTCCAATACTCCAGTATCTTTCCTTGCTTCTTTCATAGACGAATAAACTTTTTCAGTTTTTTTATCTTTGACTGATACAATTCTTGATTGTCTTGTCGCTTCTTTTACATGCTCTGGGCACGAACGACCAAGAGTTCCTCCGTCTCCTCCTAAAGTGGCATTATACTGTGGTTTTAGTTTATCTATCCAATAAATTTCTCTTTCTCCATTATTATATTCTTCAGTTTGTTCTATTATTTCCCATGTAAAGTTATCTCTTCCATATTTACGTAAAGCATTTGGAAATGGTGCATTACTATTTTTATTAAAAGCATACCACCAGTGTTTATATTCTCTATTTTCAATAGGACCTTTACATCTACCTATATAAAATTTATTATTAATTTTATTAGTTGATTTGTAAATATAAAACATATCACGGAAGTTTTTAACTATAGTATTTATAAAAAAAGAGGACCTTTTTGAGGTCCTCCAAGTAATCTCCATATGAGATTTACATGAGATTTTTGACCGCAACTCTACGATAGTAACGGTTAGCGTTAACGGTAAGACTACCGAGACCCTGGTTCTTGCCTTCAGCGAATGGGTTAGCAACAAGACCGTAGCGGGTCTTAAAGCCAATTTTGGGCTGGAAGCTGTTCTCACCAACGGCACGAACCATTTGGAGAGGAACATATGGGCAATAGAAGAGACCAGCATCATAAGGTGAAGAACCCTTATAACCAACAACATAGTACTGGTTACCTGGAGTCTCATTACCTGAAGTCAGGTTAGATGCATATGGGTCAATATATACGCGGAACTTGCCCATTAGAGTACCAGCAAAAGTATTGCCAGTGTCATCAACGGTTAGGTTAGCGTTGAGTGCAGGGGTGTAATCGAGAACACCAGCCATGGTCAGTGCTGAAGCAACGTCAGCAGAGCACATGATGATGTTGCCCTTTCCGCGACGAGTTCTTTGTGCGATTGCGTTAGCATCACGCTCGATTTGGAATAGAAGACCCTTGAACTTCTCAACGGACCAACGACCATTTGAGTCAATGTCGAGGTCGAAGATACCTGGGGTTGCAACGTTTTGTGCAGCACCCTGTTCAGCAACCTTGTAGATGGTACGAATAACTTCGCGGTTGATCTCTGCAAGAATCTCAGTTGAGAGAATATTTGCGAGTTCCGCTTCAGCATTCAGACCATGGATTGCCTTCAGGTCTTGAGCAAGCTCAAGGCTGTACTCTGCTTTCAGAGCGCGGCTCTTAGCAGTAACAGTGACCTTCTCGATTGAGAAAGCCATCTGATTGAAGTGATCACCATCTACTCCGTCGCCAAGGGCTTCTGCGTCATTAGTACGCATTCCTTGACCGACATTATAAGCAGAAGTGGTTGCACTGCTAACTGGGTTGAGAACAGATGGGTTCGAACCCTTCTGAGTCGTTGTACCCATACCAGCGGCAACATCGCTGAATCCACCGGTAGCATCGAATGCTGAATTGTTTCCGGAGAATCCAGTATCTACTTCATCATAGAAGGTTTCAGAGCCACTCTGGTTAGTGTAGCGTGAACGCATTGCGAAGATAAGACCAGTAGGACCGCTCATTGGTTGAACGCCAGCGAGGTCATAAGCGACCAGGTTAGGCATTGAACGACGAATGAGTGAAATCAGAACTGGATCGAAACCTGCGGTAGGACCACCAGCAGCAGCACCGCCACTGAATCCGTGTGCAGATGCACCAGCAGCTCCGTATGAACCGGTAGCGTTGGTTGGTGCTTCCATCAGGTTGGTAATACCACCTGTGTTAAATGCTGATTCCTCTCTTAGGAATTTTTCTTGGTTTTCGAGCAGGACAGCGGTTACAGCTCTACGATGAGAATCTCTGATTGGATCAAGACCCTGATAGTCTAAGAGTGGTGCCCACTTTTCCTGCAGATGCTCGGAATGGAACATTTGCTTTTACCTTTTTACTAAGTGTTTGTTTTTTTTTTGGGTTTGAATTATATTAAATTCAATTATTTGCCAAATGCTGAAAGCGTTCTTAGATATGCAGCCATTGAATCCGAATAAGATTCGGGCGCAACGTCAGCACCTTCGGACAGTGTTTCAGTCTTAGCAGATGGAGATACAACTCTTGAAGGGAAATATGATTCCTTCAAAGTCTCCAGTTTTTCACGATATTCTTCTTCACTTTCAAACTCAACACTTTCGGCAAGTGAAGCGAGCTTGTCTTTCTGAGTGTCTGCAAGACCATCAGCGACCTGTTCAAAGATTCCATCAGCAACCGACTCTGCGAGACGCTTGTTGAGTGAAACGTTCTTCTCAATCTGCTCGTTGAGTTTTGTCTCCATTTCATCAAGTTTATCTACCATGCTCTCAAGCACATCATATTTATCTTCAGGGATTGATACATAATGTTCTTCAAAAAGACCCTTCATTCCTTGGAGGAATGATTCGGTCATTTCGGTCTTAAGACCTTGCTCAATAACGAGTGCATTTTCTTGCATCCACTCGTCAGCAACATACTCAAGATAAGCGTCTACACGCTCAGCAAGCTCAGTCTTAATTTCTTCTACTTCCTCTGCAAGTGCAGTGGCATACTGCTCTTCAAGTGCCTCTTGAATATCGGCAACTTTTGAACGAAGAGCTGCTTCGAAGATAGTGCGTGCTTTCTCTTGGAATTCCTCAGAAAGCTCCTCACCTTCAAGTAGAGCATTGACATCTTCTTCGATATCAAACTCTTCCTTCATGTCTTCTTCATCCTCATCCTCATCTTCTTCTTCGTCTTCGTCTTCTTCTTTCTTTGCTTTTTTCTTGGGTGTTTCTTCCTCTTCTTCCGCAGCCTCAGCAACTACTTCTTCTTCCTCACCCTCTTCAATCTCTTCTTCGATTAAATCTTCATCTTCGAGTTCTTCCTCTTCTTTGTGAAGACCCTTCATTGGATCTGCACCTTTAGCACCTTTGTTGACAACATCTCTTACTTGCTTAAGAGTTGCGCCAGGTGTCTTAAGTTTTGCAGAATCGTCATCAGGACGATAATTAGAAGGATCGGGACCACCAAGATCTTCCCAACCAGCAGTTTGACCATCAGGAATTCCTGTGGTTAGTTTTGGCATCGCTTCCGCCGCTTTAGCATTTGCATTAACAGCGGTTCGGGATTGCTTTGTGCCTACTTCCATTTCTTGTAAATCTCCACGAGACATTTGAACTCTCCGTTTAACCTTAGTTATAAACTATATTTATTTATAAATTAACAAATTACAATGAATTTAAAAACTCATCGAACAAGGATAACTTGTATTCTTCAAGGATACCCTGATCAACTAAAGTATTTATTCTACGTTTAGTGTTTTCCGCTACCTTCTCTCTAAGAATACCACCATCCCAAATCCACTCCTTTCCTTCCATGATTCCTTGAACAAAGGCATCAGGTGCTGAAGGATCTGCTACAATATCAGCAGCAGTTGCAAGCATAAAGTCTTCACCAACTTCTCTATAACCTTTTTGATTCTCTCTTAAAGAACCAATACCACGAGAAGAAACGCCAAGGCAAACACCTTCTTTAAGAAGAGATTCTGCAATTTTGCCCATTGGAGTTGAAAGGATTTGTGCCTTACCAATGAAATTATTGCCCTCTTGATGGAGTTCAGTAATCTTGTGAGAAACTCTATCAAGGTTTACGGTTGGTCCATCTGGGTGTCCAAGTTCACCTAAAGCACGACCTTTTTGAATAAAGTTTTCATTATATCTCTTTACTTCACGGGAAAGAGTTTCCATAGGATACATTCTTCCATTACGATTGCAGATGTTTCCCTGAAGAAAAACACCTTCAATGTACATTTTT